CAATACCTATTCCACCTTGTGATTTAGCTAAAGAATTACCTTTCANTTCAAAGAAATACTCNAANGTTAATTGGATTCCTTTNTATTTATAACCGTAGTCATCAATAAATGTTTTAATTTGCCGCAAAATCCTGGCATCCACTTTTTTATTAAATAACTTCTCAATGTAAGATATTAACTCCTGTCGTTCTGTTGTAATGCGTTGTTTCTCTCCAACTTGAGCATTATAGCAGTCAACATGCCAATACCTTTGTTTATAAAACTCATATTTTTCAGCACTTCTTCTAAAGTATTGATTACAATATGGACATTTAACTGGTCTATCAGAACTCAAATTAACTCCCTCCTAAGAGAGTGGTGAATAAAAAGGGGCTATATATAATAGCCCCAATTTTCCTCTCTTCAAAATAAACTTAAATTATTGAGACAAAAGGGTGCTCAACTCTTCATTAATAACATCTATAATGTCTGCATTCTTTTCATCAAGTTCCGACACTTTTCTCCCTTTGCCTATGTGTGTTTCTATGATTTTTTGTATTACTTTTTGATTCTCTGGATCTTGTTCCATTAACTGAGTAGTAATATTCACAAACCTACCTCTAACATCTTCAAAATCTTTAGGAGTATCCTCATAACGTGTAGATTTTTGATCTGTTACACTACTAGAATCTTCTTGAGCTTGTTGATCAACAGCATCAGCAATAGCATTCACTAGATTGTCGTATGTAAATTCAATAAATCGTGGTGTGTATTTAAAGCGGGAGCCCGCTTCAAATCTCACTGTTGCTCTCATATATAGGTATGTTTTCTCTTCTTCTGTGCCATCTTCATTTGTAGTTTTAACAATACGAGAGTATCCAATAATATCACAGAATCTGTTGATAACCTTTCTTGCAGTTCTAGGTAAGGTGGGTTGAATTCTTTGATACTCTTCGCCAGTTTCATCTTTAATGGTTTTATCGTCAGAGTGACTGATAATTACAACACCATATCCAAATTTGGCTAACTTTTGCAATACTCTATCAAACTCATTACCAGCTTGAGCGTAGCCTGCACCATATGGTATATCACCAATTTTATCTACTCCATGAATACCACAAACATGACGCTCACAGGCATCATATGCTAAGTCTCCAGTATCAATAACAATAGTATCATACATTTCTTTAGCTGCTTCTGTTTGAAGCTGCTTTTGTACTCTCAACATATCAGCCCATGTATTCATTGGTTGAGCTTTAACACCAGGTAGGGCTGAGTAACCTTTTTCGTACGCTAATAATAAACTTCTAGGAAACTTAGATGCAGTTGTAGTTTTTCCACTTTTTGGCTGTTGTTATCCTAAAGGGTTTTTATCCTTTAGTTCTGGAGGTCTCCCTCATACCTATATAGGATACGACTGGTCAATTCCAGCCCAGTTCAGCATACCTTTTCATCCTCATTTTGAGGAGTTCCTGTCTCGTGGGTATTATAATTTTCAATGAATTTTTTATACTTTCGTGGTAAATATAAACATTTACCTTGATAGATATTATTCATAAAGAAAATTGCATCATCGCCATTTAACTCAAATGAATAAATATTTCTATTTTTTGTTAAATGATATATTGTGCCTTTCTTTACAAAGTCTTGAATTTCATTTAAAATTCTTGGATGGAAAGAAGATATTTTAACTCTGTGTGTGTTATTATAATAATAAGACCCATCTGCATCAAAGAAGCCCCTGATGTAGTGCCATTTTAGGTCACTAGGAATCTGCTGCATTGTTACACCTTTAGTGGTTTTATTGTTAATAACAGAATATTTTGCTAAAGTTTGCTTAATTAACACAGAGGAAAAAGACAATTCTATAACATCATATCCTTTATTTGTTTGATATTCTAAAATATCTCTTTCTATATTCATAGTTTTTTTAATGGTTTCTAAAAAAAGGCGATCTTTAGCACTTAGTCCAATTTTAATGAGATTTCTTGTTGGGTGCACATATCCGTCTCCAGCTAAAAATCCTATAATATAAACATTTGTTGTGTTTAATTCATTAAAAAAACTATGATTAACATTTTTAGAACGCCTTATATTTTCTAATATAAGCTGTTCACCTCTATTGCGAATGGCTATGTTATTATTATTTAGGATTTTTTTAATTTTATATTCACTGATTTTAAATTTCCTATGACAAGATTTTAATGAATTTCCATCCAAATAAAAATCAATAATATCTTTGGTGTTCATCGTTAGAACACAACCTTTCATTGAAAATTTTATACCTATGCGTTGCACGTGTTAGGGCTTCGAAAACCATAACTTCCGTTCGGATTATCTTAGAAAGATGTCTCCGCTTTTACAGGAATTTTTTTCCTAAGTGTTACCACGAAGGGGAGACCCAAAATTAATCTCCATACAATAGAATACTATATCCTTTCAGGTCTCTACTAACCTGATGTGGTTGTATATTAAGAATGTCTATACTCAGATTCATCACCTCTTTTAATCAAAGCTAAATGCGCGGGAAAGAATGACGCACCTAAAAAGGTACGTCACCCTTGCCACCACTAAAACCAGTGTCAGCTTTTGGAGCCGCAGGTTTAGTTGCTTTTTCTTTCAAGTTATTTAATTGTGTTTCTCTTTCAACCATAGCTTGTTTAATAAGCTCTGGATCAAATGTATTTTCTTCATACGGTTTGCTACCACGAGTTACAATAAGCTCCCTCTTTGTTCTTTCATAGGTAGTAACAATATCATCGCCAAATTCCATTTCTTCCGCTTTAGTTACCTCTTGCACTTCATTCCTAATTGTACCGGCGATTTTTACAGTATCACCTACAGAGTAATTGTCTTGAATGTATCTAATACCATTGGCATCCTCAACAAAGAAGTTTAACACACTAACTCTACCACCGTACATTGGCACAATACCTTTAATCATTACTCTGCCAGTAGGTTCATCATCAACAACTTCATCTGTAATACCTTGTACAAAAATTTCAACTTGAAAACTAACACCAGGTGATAATTTAGCTGTAACACGGTTAACAAAGTTGGATCTTATTCTAAATGTAGAAATAAGTTGTCCTGAACCACTATAGAATTCATTAGATTCTAGGCGGCCGCCAGTAATCTTTACCCTTTCAGCTTCTTCCATGCTGTGTTTAGCAGCTGATTTATACTGCTCCATTATAGTTACAAGCGAATCAAAAACTTTGCTTTTGCCTCCATCTACCTTTGTTTCCGCACTAAAGAAGTTTACCGGAACATCATTATCTGCGGCAACCCTGACAATTAAATTACCTCCAATAGCTCTACCTCTTTCAATAGTTCTATAGTCTAGTCCGTTCTCAATTACTACCCCTTCGATTAAAACTGAATTCTGAGCTTCCCTTAGTTGATTACTCATTAAGATACCTCCATTTATTATTTATCATCTAATAATATTATACCACAAATTTTGAGAATTGTCAAATCTTCCCTTATCGCGCTGTGAGAAAGAAAAAGATTGCAATATTACTATTGCAATCTTCTTCCCTTAATAGTTTCACAAGCTAACAGCGATATGTTTAATTACTCAGTGCTTGGAGGAGTATAAGCGTCAGGATCATGCTCCCAACCTTCGTCTGTTAGGCTAATTCTTTTACGCTTTTTGCCTTCAATCTCCACGGGATCACTAGCTAAATATCCTTCTTTTACCAATTTGCCCATTGTTCCTCTAACCGAAGCCACAGTTAAACCAGAAACTTCCGCAATTTCTTCTACGCTCGCCGTAGAGTTGTCACCTTTTTCCTCCAACAGTTGTTGAAGAACCTTAATTAAGTTATTTCCTTTTGCTGTTACAGCCATACTGTAATTCCTCCTTGTTAATTTTGGTTTTTAATATCGAGGTCTTATGCCTCTAAGAAATAATGAATATTTCTCTACCCTCCTTTATTGCCTTTGGTGGGAAACACACTTTATTTCTTTTGTAATATAATTATACCACATTTTTTAAACTTTGTCAAGGCAAACATTAATGTTTCCAAGCTTATACAGGTCTTCCAATAAATTCTTAATCAAAAATTTTGCTCCATGTGCAGTCTCTAGGGTTAATGTCATCACGAAATCTAATGAACCTTTTTTCCCGCAGGTTATTATCTGTGGTCTCCATCGCCTTAATAGTTAATGGTTCGCCTAGGAACTTATTTGGGCTTTGTTTAATTTCTTCCAATAGTGCATCAGTTAATCCTGATGCTACAGTTCCTAAGTCAACAACCTCTTCTCCTTTGTGTACACCTATTCTTAAAGCACCTATCCAACCATTAGCATAGGGCTTAGTCACTGGTGTGTCCCCTTCCCAGCATTTCCACTGTTCTAAGGGAGTCCGTCCTTTATACTCTCTAGTTGGCGGCTCAAACCCTATACAAATGACATCATGTTCTTCTTCTACTTTAAACTTTACCATTTGCCAAGCTGGTTTCTTATCTGGATGATATATACTGCTTTTGAGCTTTAATATAGCTCCCTCATATCCCTCATCTAAACACTCTTCTATATAATAATCAATATCTTCTGTTATATATTCTGCTATTCGCATAAAATTTGGATGTGTCCTATCAGATGTTATGTGTTGCAGTAATTCATATCTGTGTTGTGCTTCATGATTTAGATATAAATTACTATCATACTGTAAGACATCATGTAAATATACATTTAATGGTTTATTCTTTTGTCTGTCTATTGCTTTGGGTGCTAAACATCCCATAATTGAAGTTACATTTCTTGATTTTTCAAAAGGATAAAAAATCTCTGTTACCACCACAGTTTCTGATGGAAAGAAAGAGTCAAAGTATTCCATAATGTGTGGAACCCTATCACCTTTTTCTACCAATAGACCTGTTTTAGTAGATACTCTTCTACTGAACAAATAAGATTTGCCATACTTTGTTTTCTCATAAACATAACATGAGCCATCAATTTTTGGCTGTGCGAAATATTTACCGTTCCTACAGATCTCAATTCTTTTGTCTTCTTTGCCTTTTGGTAATTTCCACACCTTCATTGGTGGAATCATTACCGCTCCCGGATAATATTGATCAATTCTGTCTTGGGGAAAGTATAACATATTAATCCTCCTTACCATCATTACAACATTCGTCATCATCTATTGATACACATTTACCGCAAATTTCACAGATAGTAAAGTAATCCTCAAAACAACTAATACAATAGCACTCTGAATCATGATAAACAATATGGTTAGTAAACTCCCGACCACCACAAATGCAACAATATTCAAAAGGAAAACAATAATCACACCCTAGTGTCCCACTTCTTTCAATTTCATGGTCGCCGCAAATGGGACACAAAGGTCGTTGACCGATATAAATAGGGTGGGACACATCTTTGATGCCTGATGAATGAACAGGGAAAATTGCTAAGGTATATTGAGTTTTTTTCAGTTCATTATATACATTCATTATTAAGTCATTACATAATGCTTCATTGTCATCGCTTTGTAATATACCTTGTAATTCACTGTTTCGAATTAAAATATGATGAAAGTCCATATTATATGATTGCTTTAATAGCTTTGTTATCATTTTTATTAGTTCCGACATAATAAAAACACTACGAAATGGATATTGATTATTAAATAATACAAAAGGCACCTTTGGAAAGAAATGTATTAATACTCTCCACTTTTTATTGGGTACTGCTATATCATGGAATTTAAATACCCTATCTCCCTCAAGATAGCATATAGCTGTGTTGTCATCAGACATAAGTGCTAATGAGCCCGCCCTATAGTCGCCATCCCTGATACTATGACATGAGTTCCACTTATAGGAGTTTTCACTTACAGTAATGAAATCTATAGGATCAATGCTAATTTTCAACTTACCTGATAATGATTTGATAGGCTGGATGAATTCAGCATATTCCTTCTCCATCTTCATTACTTCTCCTTGTCCTGTATCAACTGTCAGTGTCCGTAAGAGTTTAGTTGTTCTTGTATCACGTGGAAACTTTGCTCCTTGAATGTCATAGTCTTTACGTAAACGATTTGTTAACAAACTTTCTGTATCAATGTCACTGCCTTCTTTGAACAAAGGTCGCATATTTCGTAAAAATTTGCGCTTGGCAAATTCTTTTTGTCTTCTTGATAGATTATATTCAAATGGGGTGTTTTGCACCATATTTGAATGTAATAGTTTTTCATAGATAACAGATTTACTATCCCGCCAGTTTTCTAATAGAGGCGTACAGTTACAAGCTACTCCAATTTCCGTGTCAATAATATGAGTAAAGTCAGGATGATTAAGATTCAGCAATCGCCAGCCCCTCCTAAAACATGGTGTTTAATCCATAACAAGGGCTCCCCAAGGTACAGGGGAGCCCCTATTACTTATCTACCAAATTCTTCGATAGTGTTTACAATATTAGTTAAGCCCATTTCTACGAAAGGAATGAATGACAATATCCTTTCTGACCAGCCTGGGATGTAGTTAACATTCTTACCCATAAACTGTTGGGTTCCGTACCCTGTTGTGTCAATCATGTGCAACCATACATCAGGATACTTATTTTGATACTCTCTAAAGTACTGTGCAGCACTACCATCGCTGCGAGCACGGTAATTACCAGTCCAGTCAGGGTGTGCTTGGTCATCACTGATGATAATGATTCTATCAACAGCCATGTCCTTTTGTAATAGCCACTTGAAAATTAAAAACATATTAGTGGCTCCACCTTCCATTAAACGAACAACTTTATTAGTGTTGGTTAATATTCCATCATTGCGAGATAGCGAAACTAAATCAAATCTATTTGAGAATGTACCTGTTAGCACCGCATCACATGAATGTTGTGCTGTTGCCATTAATAGTGCAGCTATATCCGCACAAGATACAGTACTACGGCGAGAGACATGATTCCATGTCATTGAACCAGATCCATCTGCCACAATTAAAGTCTTACCTGGGTATCTTTCCATGTTTTCTACCGAAATTGACATCGCTACTTCCAATGCATCAAGTGCTTGCTCAGTGTAAAATGAAGGCAATCCTTGAAGTTCTCTATGAGCCGCAAAAAATCTAAACGGTAGTTGTCTTGATTTTAGCACTCTACCCCTATTTGACAACTGTTCAAATACTTTATTAATATTATCAGGTTCAGCTTTTAAGATATTTCTTAAGTTTCTTAATAAAGCCATGTAGCCTACTTTACCACTGTCAATAAGATCTATCCATGTGGCTTTGTTGTTACCACGAGCAGACAGTTCAGTTTCCCATGTGTAAGGAATATTTAAATTACCTTCTAATAAACGCTTCCACATATCACTGTACTCAGCACTCAGTGGGCGTGGGTGAGAGATACATAGTACATCTCTTAGTTTCACAACTTGGTCTCGGTTGTATTTCTGTAATTGATACTCGTCAAACTTAGGAAAAACATCCCCTAAGCCTTTCTTTAAACTGTTTGGAATTGGCTTTCCATGAGTATTCAGGTAATAAGCCAGTGTTTCAGTCATATCGTCTGGTCTTATTGCAATGTTTTGCATAGTACGTCTTACAAATGGCTTACTCTCCTTAATAGCCGCCATTTCCGCCACAATTACATGGCTTACACTTCTTAAATGGTAAACATTTCTTGCAAAGTTGGCTAGTGCAGCTACGAATTTAGGGTCTTGACGACACATATTTCTAATATCTGTAACCAACTCCATAGTTTGATCATCAACATTACCGTAAAATTTAGGTTCGCCTACAAAAGTAGTCAGTACTTGCATAACTAGCTTTTCTTTTGCATCTGCAATTTTAAATGCAGGCGCTCCTTCATAAGTTACGGTTTTGTTAACTCCTTGGTTTGACAAATTGAACTTTGCCATCTCAATCACTCTCCTTTTGATTTTTAGGAAGTATAAAATAAATAACACAACAGAGCAACGCGCTTACAGTTGCGTATAATGGTCGCCACCTGGCAGAAAATTAACGTATTTTCTCAACGAAGGAACTGTAAACTACACTACTGTTGTGTTATAAATTTACTTGGCAGAGAAAAGCAGTAATAGAGGATGGTCGATCTCTCAAAAGGTCGAAGTAGCTATTACCTACACTGCTGCCATATAATAGTGTAGGGAAGGAAATCAAACAAAGTTATTTTAGCGCCTCTACCACTTGGGCTACATGAGATATACTCATGATAGGATTCGAACCTATACCTGCTCGATTAACAGTCGAAGTAACTTTGTTCTACACTGTCCCTTCTATAAAATTATTGGGAAGAAAAAGCGAATAGAGCTTACGTTAAGCGTGCTATCCATTACACTATCCCCCCATGTCGGGGGTCATGGGATTCGAACCCACACTACTCGCTCTGGATGCGAAGTATCTCTACTCTACGCTGTCCCAAAAAAGTTACTAAACTAGGGAGAAGTTCGTAAACAGTATTGTGGGTTTCGAACCCACTTAATCAAAGGATTAGTTTGACTTGCACCGAAGTAACTGTTTACTGCACTGCCCTTGAAAGAGGAAGTTATTCTAGTGGACAAATTCAATAAGGCTCGCCCATTGAGGAGTGAATTAAAACTCCTTAGTCAAAAGTCAACCCTACCTACACCTCCACTTTGAAGAAGGTCATCTGTAATATCGAAGAATTCCTTATTTACAGTGCCACATTTTCACTTCCTCATATATATATTATATCATAAATTTTTAATCTTGTCAACAAAAACTCTGCGGTTTCTTGATAAAATTAGATGTCGTTGCAATAGCTCAAAGTCATGGGCTGTATCCCTTTTTTTACTGGGATCTCTTAATAGAGCCGCTGGATGAAACATAGGTAGAATTCTATAATTATTCTTTTCAAACCACCTGCCGCGCAACTCTGTAATACCTTCTTTTAAGTTCAAAAATACTTTAGTAGCCACATTCCCAAGTGTTACAATAATCTTAGGAGAAATAATGTCTAATTGACCTTTTAAAATTTCATGGCAGCTTTTGATTTCTTCAGCATACGGATTACGATTA